CGTTTCGGTTGGTGCCGGTGATCACCATGGCGATGCGCGAGATTGACTTGTAGCGCTGGCCTGCGTATTCAAAGTCGTCGACGTGCACCACTACCTCGTGCCGTTGGCCGTCCCACTCCCTAATAAGACGAGTTCCTGCAAGGGGCCTACCGTCAATGCGGCGGCGGCGCACATCCGGTTTTCCTCCATCGAGTTGCTCGCCCAACTTCTCTAGGCGCTTTATGGTCTCGCGCCTCAGGCCGCCAAGGGCCAGTTCCTGAATGCGGTAGGCCAGACGTGTTTCAAGGAACCGCCGGTTGAAGGGCGGGGGTTCAGTCAGAAACATTTCCCGCCACATTTGCTTGAGGTCCGGTGTGGGCGAGGTTTTAAGGGCTGCAATGCGTGCAACAAGTGAGTCATTCATGTGTGTTGTCCTTGGTAGTCAAAACACCCGTATGAACGCTCTGTTCGGTACGGTTAGCAAGTTGAGCTTCGCGGTTTTGGCGGTCCAGAAGGCGAATTGCGCCCTGGGCCAGGATTGCGCCGATAACGGCCATGGGGCTGCGCTCCCCGGGCGGAGTTGGTTGTGGGGTGTGTTTTGGGGCGGTCATGAAGGTTCATACCGACCCATTCAGGGGTTTTTCTCAGGCTACACACCCTTGGACCGGGGCGTTTACACGTCACTTGCACAAATTTTTGCCGTTGCGCTATAATGCAACGACGTAACGACTATCTAGGACTTTCATGAACCCATTTGGCACCTATGTGCGCACCAAGCGAGAGGAGGCTGGCATGACGCTGACTGAATTCGCTCGGCAACTGGAGATCAGTCCCGCCTACTGGTCTCGCATCGAAACGGGGCGTGAAAACCCCCCAAAAGATGAACTGATCAAAAAAGCTGCAACCATCCTTGGCTTAAGTGAGGATGAGTTGTTCATTGAGGCATCCCGTCTGCCCCCCGACATGCAAGAGGAAGTCGCTGAGGTCGTTCGTCTGTATCGTTCCCTCAACAAGAAACCGTAATACCAGCCTATGCCTGCCCTCAAACTGCACTATCGACACAACCACCGTTACGAGCCACATTACCCGAGTCATGGAGACATCGAGCGGGTGGCTGGCGAAGTGCGACGACAACTCGGGCTTTCAGACCGTCGTGCACTGACCATTGCAGACGTGGCAGCGATCAACGAGCTTAATGTCAACGGCGTGGCATACGATGTTTGGCTTGACCTTGAACACCAGGTCCATGACGAACACAAAAATCCCGTGTTCGGAGTATTTGAATTCACACCAACCAGTTCGGTCGATGCGGTTTCGGTGTGCGTATCCCCTGCGAGTTCAGGCATTAGTGAAGAACTGCGCTTGTCGACTTTGGCTCATGAAATGGGTCATGCAATTTTTGATGGCCCAGCGCTTGTGTCACACCACCAGAATCAGCCGCTTGCAGATTTGATGCAAACCGGCACTGTTCGGGCTTTCAGACTGGTGACAGAAACGCAAGCCCAATTGCAAAAAGCAGACAACCTACTGCCATCTCATATTCGATTTGCAGAACTTCGCGCCAATGAGTTTATGGGCTCACTCTTGGTGCCAAGAGATCTGTTGTGGGAAGTGGTGATGGAAGAAGCCCCCAAGCACGCCCTTGAAATTCGTTACGGTGAAGACACGCTTTTCGCGGAGACCCCAGATGGTGAGAAAAAAATTGTCTGGTCTGAAGTCACCTATGACATGGACTGCTGGTCGTTTACACGAGCCTTGGCTCCTCATTTTGGGGTCAGCCCGGCTTTCATTGAAGTGCGCATGATGCGCTATGGGATGATTTCTTCGGAAAACAAGGCCAACTGACCGGACTAATCAACAGCGGGCACCTGCGGGTGCCTTTTCTTGAATCACATCGTTAACCATTGACTAAACGCGCAAAGGCAAAAGAAGATGAAAAACCAACCAATTGACCAAACCTATCTCGATGCCGCGCTATCTGCAGCGGCAACTCGGACTTACCGCCTCGCGGCCCGCTTGGGACTTCCCAGTGCAGACAGGGAGGACCTGCAGCAAGAGTTGTTGCTTGACTTGCTTGAGCGGGCTCCAGGTTTTGATCCGCAACGTGCATGCGCCAACACATTCACCGGCGTTGTGTCCCAGCACCGCGCCGTCGAACTGCTCGATGCACTGATGAAGGACCGTGCGCGCATGTGCTTCTTCTCGGGAGGCAGTGAGGCGGCCAATGACTCGCAAATGGGTGAACCTGATCAGTACTTAGATGACAACGTGGTGCCCATGTGGGCCGATGAAACCGATTTGGTCGCTGACCACATGGCTTTGCTTGATTTGGATAAAGCCCGCAAATATATGAGCGACGAGCAGATTGAATTTTTTGATTTGCTTGATGCCCACCTCGACCTGTCCAGTGCCTGCAAAGCCAGTGGCGTATCCAGTGCCACGTTCTATCGGCGTGTCAATGAAATGCAAATGCACCTTCGAATGTTCGGTTTCAAGTTGGCGGCGTAAGTCAAATGCCGCAGGCCAAAGTGGCCTGAGAAAAACCATGACCTCGACCAGTAAGAACCTACATATCGCGTGAAAAGCCATGAGCAGTGAGCTCCGCCATCAGCGCGATTGCAAGAGACGGCAGTACCACCCGGTTGGGTTGTGGAAGCCAATTGATCAACACGCTGATGGAGTTTGCAATTGTTAGCACCTACAAAATTTTTTGAAATCACCCAAGCCCATCTGGGCTTACCACCAGACCCGATGCCGCTCGTGCAGGAGCGCAAGGTCTATGTACCCACTGTCGCCTTGAGTGAGGCAAACCTGTGCGACTGGATTGCCAGTGCATCAGTGGGTCAAGCCATTCTTTATCACGAGGGGTTGTTACTGCGGGATCGCTCAGAGATCAGCAGCGACCGCTCGACCAAAGACCGCGCACGCATTCATGCCGTCGCGCGCAGAGCCTGGATCGCTTGCGAATTCGGTCTCGTGCATCTTTTTAGCCAGCGTATTTCAGATAACAACTACCGGTATCTGGCCATACGAACGAGCAGTTCTCTAAAGCCCCCAGAAATTCGTGCTCGATTGCGCACGGCACAACCCACCACCCGTAAAGCCCATTGAAAGAGAGATACAGATGATTGCCATACCCGCCATCCTGGACGAAATCGGCCAGCTTTCTATGGCAGAGCTAGATGCTCTGCCACTTGTTGAACTGGACTACCTCATCAGGCAGGTCAGTGAAGTTCGCGATACCGCACGGCACTACGAAGCTGCGCTGCACTCAACGCTGAACAGCCGTTTTGCACAACAGGCTCAAGAGCTTCGCCAAGAGGCTGGCAAGTCCACCGGCACTGTGCGCTTTGAGGTCGACGGCTACTTGGTGGTCGCTGATTTGCCAAAGCGCCCAGAGTACGACCAGGTCAAACTCAAAGAAGCCGTGGAAGCCTTGCGTAAATGGGGTGAAGACCCAGAAAACTACGTCGGTATCGAAATCAAAGTCGCCGAGTCCAAGTACAACGCCTGGCCACCCGGCATCCGCGATCTGTTCGAACCTGCACGCACGCTCAAAACGGGCAAGCCCAGCTACAAGCTCGAGCAGATCAAGGCCGGAGAAATCCCCGACGCTGCCAACGACAGTCACTTTGGTGGGGGTGTGTGATGGCCATTTCACTTGCACAACTTACACGCGCCAATACGCCCAAGCCACCCCGCATTCTGATTCACGGTGTTGCAGGCGTTGGTAAAACCACCTTCGCCGCAGAAGCCAGCAAACCTGTATTCGTGCAAACGGAAGACGGTCTGGGAACAATTCCGGCAGCTAGCTTTCCGCTTGCACGCACGTTTGAGGAAGTCCTTGAGTCACTGGCCTCGCTGTACACCGAAGACCATGACTTCAAAACCGTGGTGATCGACAGCGTGGACTGGCTTGAACCCTTGGTTTGGGGCAAGGCCTGCCGCGACAACGGCTGGGGATCGATTGAAGACGCCGGGTACGGCAAAGGCTACGTGGCCGCTTTGAGCCTGTGGCGTCAGTACATCGACGGCCTGAACGCCCTGCGTGACGACCGTGGCATGACTGTTGTGCAAATCGCGCACACCGACATCAAGCGTTTTGACTCGCCTGAGCACGACCCCTACGACCGGTACGTCATCAAGTTGCACACCCGCGCAGCGGCGCTGATGCAAGAGCACTCCGACATCGTGCTGTTTGCCAACTACCGCATCTCCACCGTGAAGGCCGATGTCGGCTTCAACAAAAAAGTAAACCGCGCCATGGGCTCGGGCGAGCGGGTGATTCACACCGCCGAGCGCCCAGCCTTTTTGGCCAAGAAC